CCGTCATAAGGTTTTGTAGAATGCTAATACTTGTTGTATTATCCGAATACCCTACTGTTAATGCATCCGTTGTAGAGCGTACGGATTGGTTGTATGACACCTTTACATCAGTTGTGTTTGTTGTGAATTGATGTTTGTCCAATACAAGATACGTCACAGTGTATTCTGCTGATGGATCATATATTGCTTCAGGAATACTAATACATTCTTCACCATATGATGGTGAAGTCTTGTCGGCATATCGATTTACCCTTGTTTCTTCTACACCGTTTTTAAATACCTTTAAGACACGGAGAGCTCTATTCTTCAGTCGAGTCGGAAGAAACGTTGCATTATTATCTCCTCTGTTAATGTAATACTCTTTGTTGAATTGTTTAGGATTAGCCTTCTCTCTCACCACAACACCACTATCAACAATAACTTGTGTTAATTCATCAACCACAAGATCACCTTCAACTTGTACAACCTCTATCTTTGGAGTAGCAAGCTGATAAGTAAGTTTATAAGGCGTGTAACTTGCTGCTCTATTCGCTCTTACATAAGCTAATGTTTGTGTAGGTGCATCCTGGTCATCTACAAGAGACACCCATGCAGTAGGTTTACCATTCGCATCAGCGTTTTTTACTTTCCAGCCATTGAAATATGCAGACACTTCATCTGTAGATGGTGTATATGTTTCACCGAAACCAGAGTCCACGTTTGCTACTGTTAATTTCAGTCCTCCATCGCTCGATTGTTGTAATGATGTTTGATCAGCACTTGTGTAGCCACCATTATTTTGCAGTATTCTACCATCGTATTTAACTACACAAAATCGTCCGTCATTTACATTCATATAGCCACTATTTATTAATGGTTGCGGATTAATACCAAAACGTTTGTATCCTGAATAATTAGAGTAAACACCAGTAGGATGTTTTATTGGGTCTAACAAAATATCATGTTCCCATTTGCGCATTACTTTCCACTGTCCATCTTCTTGATATAACACGTCATTTACACCATTTTGTCCTGCGAGAACTGTATTTGTGTATAGGTAAGATGGATTTCGTGGTGTGAATGGTTTTGGTTTGTCTCCTAAAACTAGCATTGGGTTTTCTATATAAAACGTTCCAGCGCCATGGGAATTATTCCCAAACCAATATATAAATCGCTGAGCAGTTGTAGGGGTGGTAAATTTCAAGTTATTTGTTCCCGTTTTAATATCATGTCTCGATAACTCTTTCCCTGAACTATCTACTGTTCTTATAGAAAACCAACCCTTTAAATCCAAACAGCTAAATGTATACAATTGCCCACCGATACATGGTGTATCTAGATTCAATTTGAAGTCAGCGTAATTGGATGTCGCTTTCACGATAGCTTTATATGCCGATTCCACTTCAAAAGATCCTATACCTGTTGTTGAAGTTGTTGCATTGCTTAACGGAGGAATCAAATTCCCACCTTCTGCAGTCAAAACGGGATTTAAATGCTGCATTTCCTCAGTGTACGGAAACTTATCCACTAGTTTTTGACCGCTATACTCCGGATCAACGTTAATTTTATTGTATGTCGCTTGATCGACTTCATACAATGCATCCTCTAGCATCGGGGCGTCATTGTCCATTTTTGTTTTCAATTCAAGCATTGCATAATCAATATTAACCACACTTGGTGCTATTCCATCACTTGCATCTGCGTAAGCAATAACATGAATAAAGCCATTGCTATCAATTTCTTGTACATTGTTTGATCCAGTTTGTACTCTTGCAAGATTACTTCCTGTATTTGTCGTAGAACCAAACCAAGTAGAAGTACTTGGAATCCATCGCTTTATATATAATTTATTCCCCTGTGGGCTAGATCCGTTTGCATATAAAGTTGCTGCATAATCTACAATGAGCTGCTTTGCAATCGCAACTTTATCAGCTAAAGCTGTTTTCCCTTGCCAGATTTGAATACCAAACTTATCTTGTAACGCCCGAATCACATCAAAACTATGCATTTCTTGTGCTATACCGCCATTAAAATTCACAGATGTCGGACTGTATTTTCCATCTAAAGATATATAATCTGCATATCGTTGTTGTTCTACTTCTCCAATTGAAGAACTTATTTCTGTCGGATTTGCCAGTGTAGTTAAAGTAGAATGTGACCATGCCCGTTTAACGATATGCCCATTTTCTACAGTACTACGAGCTACTTTTCCTCTATAATCTTGCTTAATTGTGTATGAAATAGCTGATTGTCCTGTAAATTTGGCGACACCCTCATACGAATTGCCACCAGCGGTAATTTTCGTTGTACCTTTATTCGGCATAAACAAGTAATACTTTGTTGGATCCAGAGTAGTCCGTCCTAGTAAATTGACCAATGTACGTCCCTGCACTTCCACATTTAATGGTGATGCTACAGTAGCATTTACTACATTTGGACCATGTTGTAAAAGTTGAGTTTTCACATCCTGTTTAGACAAACTTTGTTGCAAACTTCCAAGTCGTTCTTTATTTTTATTCACCTCTTGTAACGCTGCCTCTGCTGTTTCTTTAGATGCAATCAGTGCTTGAATATTGATATCTTTCAGTTGTTCTCCCGCTTCAATTGCTTTATGAATTGCTGGGAATGCATCTGTTGATTTAATTACTTCGTCACTCATTTTCGATTCGACAACTTCAAACGTAAAGGATCCTGTTTCTATTTTCTTGCCATTTGGAAAATAAATATGAACATTTGCTGTTACAATCCCCACTGAAGTAAGTGTCTGTGTAGTAAGTAAAACTTGATATTTACCTTTCAAAGCGTTAATCGCTTGGCAATCTTGATAAACAATTTTTTTATCACCTTTTTCAAAAGAAGCGCGAACTGCAGTTGCTTCAGAAAAATCTTCTTCATTTCCATTATGATTAACAGTAATAAGTATTTTTGCACTTTTTAAGTCATTTTGGGAGTAACGCATAACTTGCGAAACACTTGAATCCCTCATAGTATCTACAGTAACTTCGTAGGTTTTAAATATAGAATTCACCATCGTATCATTCCTTTCAAATAAAAAAGACCTATACTACGGTCTTAATTTCTAATCATGTTATTTATTTGTGCGAACTCACGCTGCAATAGCTTTTTAATATCCAGACGAGTTGTTCCAAATGTTACTTTTAATTCCCGCTTATTATGCCGATACACTTCTTCTACATCTGTAATTCTAGCATCCATTTGAACACCGATTTTATCATCCTCACATGTTACGATATCCCCAAGTGTCCAATCCTTTTCGTATTCCATGCCTGGCTTCTCCGTTATAATGCAAGTAAACGAGATAATTTTATTATAATCATTCTCTAATTTTTGCCGTCCACGATCCGATAGCATCTTCACAATTTCTGATTCAGGTTTATCTTGCTTTTCCTCTGTTTGATTACTTATATCTCGAGCATCGACAAACACTTCTTTACGAGCAAGTCCAGTCGCTACTTCAGTAGAAGTCTCAACAATACGTCTCTCTTCCCCTTCCCCCTGTCCACCAACATACGCTGTATTTTTATAATTGGAGGTATCTTTTTCGAATTCTCTTTTCAATACATTTTCTAAACTTGTTGAAAAAACAACTGGCGGATAAGTTTGTTGATTCCTAGTCAGGTTCTTTCCCGTGTATATATCAAACACGAATTGTCTTGCATGTTCATCCAAATACACATCCCAACCTAAACCTGAAGCTAAAGAAATTTCTTTCAATTGTTCTGCTAAATTTTTCAGACGGCTCTCAACCTGAAGATAATTACCCCGTTTCTGATTTGCTTTTAAAACTAAATTCGGTATCAATCTAGCAGAATCTGTCGGATACAAAGCATGTCTATCTACGTAATGCTTCATAACAGTCTCTGCCTCAGCATACCTCCTATCGTGAGTTGTATGAGAAGGAGGAAGAATGATCCGATTTCTTAATATTCCTTTGAGTTGATACCCCTTAACTGTTCTTTTATCATTCTCATCAATGTGATAGTTAGTAATGATGCCCACACGTTTTTCATCAATTAAAATGAAGTTGTCGTCAAATAATGCAATTGCATATTGCGCATCGTTAGGGATTTTGCACTCGAACGTCCCAACATCTTCCCAAACTCTCTTAAAACTCAGTGACTCATAATCATTAATTTCTCCGATTTTTTCTAAGTCTGGTGTGTATATTATCATTTCCTTTCCCCCTCTTATAGTTGTGCATATTTTGTTGGATACGAAATTGTAGAAATATCCACTTCTCTATTTACAGGTACACTTTTACAAATCAATTGTCCATCTGACCACATAACAATATGCCCTATAGCACACCATCCGTTTTCATCAATACAAGTCACAGGTCTATATTGTGGCTCCAGTGGAGCAAGATCAGCTGGAATTTGTAAAATTACGTTTCCATTCTCTTTTTTCCCACTCATAACAGCGCCTCGAAAATGAATGATTCCAAACTCATCTAAAAAGTATGAAACCTTACCATCTCTCCTTGCTGGTGTCCATCCATTCCTGAAATCAGGAACTTCCCAATTACGCTGTCTTTTCTTTGCATATAGTCCTGTTTGTCCCTGTAAATCACAAAAAGTACGCTCATCTGTGATTTGTGTACGATCAATAAACGATTTTCCTTTTATAATTCGAACTTGGGCAATTGGCAACTCATATATCATACCCCCAGTGTTCATATTGTCTTGTTGTAATATTGGAGGTACTGGAACTGCTGTTGTTGCTCCTTTTTTTATCCTGATATTGATGGACCTTGTTGCAAGGTTTAACTGTAAAATAATACGATCTATACGGTCTAATGTAGCGTGCGCCGGTTCATGTACCAAAACACGCAAACCTTCCAGAATATACCCTCTCCCATATATCACCGCACATCCTGAATTCACGGAAGTTTTCATGCCGCTCGCTATGGAAATTATATTCAAATTGTGCAAGTATCCTTTTACAACTCCAGTCCCAAAAAACATATCAAATAATTGAGCGAAATCTTGCGAACTATATAATTTATCTTCTCCATCAAAGAAAAAAGAACGCTCTGCCATGATGCGTTCTCACCCCTTTCTTTTGTTTTATATTCCTATATATCTTTCTCTAAAACGTATAATAACTGTAGCGCTATCTCTACCTGCATTCGCACTATAATCTAATAAATTCAGACCAACTTGTAATCTAAACTCATTCAACCTAACTCCCGGAGCAATCCAGTTATATGCATTCCTTCTTGTTCCATCAATACCTACTAACTCGACTGTATTTTGTCCATATGCTGTATTTATTTCTAAACGCTCTCCTGCAAGAATATCACGATTAACCTTCACGGATTTCATTGTTGTGAGATTAGTGATTTGAGGATCTGTACAAGGGCCAAATATCTCTATTCTAACAGGGGTTTCAACATCACCATTATTGATTACATTTTGTTTTTCACCCTTGTATCCAAATTGCACTTTAGGTTTAAATGAAAAAGGGAAACTAAAAATTGGTTCCCAAGACAATAACGGTACTTCTATATCAGTTTCATTCTTCCAATAGGGATCAGGTGTGGTGATGTGAAATAATCCTTGTTGTAACACCATAAATTGTTCATCTTCCACTCTATACTTAGGTAGATTTTCAATAATACTTGTGTTTTGAAATGTACCATGTGGCATTTGTACAGTGACCGTAAATGGACCTGCCTTTGGATTTAACACACGATTTAATTTCCTACGTAATTCAAATACTTCCCTTGCGTTGGATGCTTCGATATAAAATTCAAGGGGATACTGCATCCCTTTCATTGTTACAGAAACAGGTGTAAAACCATCTTGCATATATCCTTGTGTTTGAACAATTTCAGCTTCACTTCCCGAAAGATCAATTGAAGTAAGGACATATGGTGGCAATGGTCCGAATTCCACTTTTTCTAGTCTTTGATTTTCAATTACAACTCGCTTATTCATGATGTCCCTCCCCATGTAAAAGCGACCTCATTTAATACTCTTTGCTGCTGTCTAATTACTTCGGATGTATCTTGATTGTAAAAGTGATTTACAATTTGCGTCGGTTGCTTAGATTGCACTGATTTATTATCAACAGGTGCATGTTCACGTTTGCTATTGTTATTTGAAATAACAGTTTTCCAAGCTCCTAAACGACTTATATCTATTGAGGAAAGTTTTTCGAACCTTGCTAAGTTTTTTCCGATATTCAAGATAACCTCACGCATATTACCCGAAAAGTTCCCTTGTAAACTAAGTAGTTGATTGGGCTTAAAAGAATGGATTCCATCCATTGCTCCGTCTAATGTATCTTGCAATGCATCACGAACGATTGAAGATTGACTCTTAATACCAGATGCGATTCCTTTCACCATTCTTGCACCTGCAAATGCATGTTCATCGTTATCTAATACACTCAACAGGGCGTCATTCGCTTGCAATGCAAGTGTACGGCTTTCTTTTTCAGCCATAAATGATGATTGCTGAATTCCTAATGCAAAACCTTCACCGAATGGTTTACCACCTTGATCTCTTGTCAATTTAGATGGAGAGTTAACATCCAATGTTGCTTTTAATGCTTCGAATGCACCACGCGCTAAACTAGACGCTACATTTCTTACACTCCAATCTCCATTTGAGATACCTTTAGCGAATCCACTAGAAAATGCTTCACCTGGACTAACTGAACTAACACTTTTCAAACCAGAATTTCCGCTTTCAGCTACATTCATACCGCTCGTTTTTGCTTGCCCTTTTGTATTTTCCATACCTTGAGCAAACTGACTTCCACCTTTTTGTCCTTGTGGAGTACCGTTGATTGTATTAAAACCAGTATGAGCCGAAGTGACAGCTTCTAGAGCGCTTCCTCTGATATAACCTTTTTGATTAACAATACCACTCGCAACACCTTGTCCACCCTGATTACCTGCTGGGTTTCCGTTAATAGTGCCGAAAGCACCATGAGCACTAGCGATTACTTGTAATGCACTTCCTCTAATGTAGCCATCTTTACTAATTATCCCTTGTCCTAATTCACTACCGCTTTTATTTCCTCCTTCACCATCTGTTGTACTGCCCAAAATTCCTTCCACAGCTTGTTTCTTTCCTGTTGCCGCATTCTCAGGAGCTGTATTACTAGCAATGCCATTAGCTTGGGTTTGACTAGTATTAAATCCTACTTGCGTTAAATCCAGCTTTGCTCCATTTTCAACTAATAAGGCGATAGCTTTCGCTGCTAATTCTGCATTAATGGAGCCATTTTGCATACCTTGAACAAGTGTCTGTACATTAAATTGTCCAGCTTCACCAAGATCAACTTGAACATTGCTTTTAACATCTAGCCCCATAGTCTGTGCGACTTGCGGTAAAGATAATGCCCCAATTTGCATTCCATTAATTAAGGTTTGAATGTTATTTTGACCTTCCCCAGTGGCATCAACATTCATTCCATTTTTAACGTTCTGTTGAAAGAATTGGAATACAGTATCAAAAGATAAAGTTCCTGTTTGAAGTCCTGTTATCCACGAATCCATTGTCATTTTTCCGTAGATTCCTAAATCTATTGTGGTATTACCTTGCATGTTTTTACTTAGGAATTCTCTTACTTCGCCAGTATCCTTAGTTTTAATACCATCAATCCATTTTTGCATGGATTCAATACCACTTTGTGAAAGGTCTACTTTATAAACGTCCTTCAATTTATTTGCATTGGCGGTTGCTACAGCTGAGGAATCTAATTCGCCTTTTTGAAGTTTCTGCAAGAATGTATCAATTGTGAATTGTCCAGCTGGTCCTAAATCAATTTTCATTTTGCCGTTAATTTCTTTTGCCATTGATTCAGCTAACAATCGAGATGATTCTGTACCTTTCTGAAGTTCAGAGAGATACATTCCTATACTTTCAATCTTAGATTTGCCATATTGCAACTCATATTGAAGTAATTTATCTTGGTAATCTTTTTCCGCCTTTTCTTGATCACTTCTGAATCGTTGTTCTAAATCAGCGGACTTTTCGCGATATCCGTATGCGGCCTTAAAACGTTCGCCCCATCCTTTATCTTCAGCTTCAATTTTCTTGGCTTGTGATGCTAAAACCTCAGAATCCTCGTCCTTCATATGTTGCTGCAATACCTTAAATCCATCATTTCTGATGGATTGCAACTCATTTACATGTTTTGATTCGTATAGTGCAATGGCATCTAATGAAGCTTTTCTTTCTTCTGGTTTAATTTCACCTAATTTAAATGCTTTTTCTACATTTTCCCGCCAACCTTTAGTTTGCTTTTCTAAAGATTTCACACCTTCGTCATACACTTTTATAATACTTTCAAAACGCTTTTTCCCAGCATCTAGTGAAAGCATTCCACCTGATTCAATTTCTTTTGAAATAGATGTTATCTCTTTAGCTTTTGCATAGAATTGCTGAACGTTCTTGTCTGCAACTTGTAATGCTTGTTCAAATTTTTGAGCGAAGTCTTTTGGCATTTTCATGGTATCACCTTGATACCTCTTAATACCCTCTTCTAAAATTTTTTCAGCGTGTGTAGCGGCTTCAATCTCCTTATTAATAGCTTCAATAACATTATTTTTAACTTGCTCTAAGGTTCCTTTTGCGCTCTCTGGCACAACCCCCATTAACTGACTAAACATCTTATTAAATTCGCTTTTCTTTCCTTCTAATTCTTTGATGACTTCATTCGTCATTCGTTGGAAGGCTTTAATTGTTTCATCAGCCGCTTTATTTGCTTCTTCACCTGTTCTTTGCTTTAAGTCCATCATGTTATTGATTGCTTTATCTTTTAAATCTACATAAGCACCTGCTGCCTTACTCGTTGCATCACTTACGTTTTGACCAAATTTAGCAATATTTGTTTGGGTTTGATTTGATTTTTCGTTCAGATCAATTAACGCTATGCTTAGTGCCCCTACAGCAAGAACAGCTCCCGTAATAGCTAGAGCAATTGGGTTTGCTAATAAAGCCCCCATTCCCATTGCTAGAAATCCTACAGCTGTTGTTACACCGGCTATACCAAAAGCTAGTAAGGAACTTTTAGCAATCATTTGTTGTGTGGATTCATCTAAATTGTTAAACCAATCCACAACGCCTTGAACACCTGATACTACATCAATTAAGATTGGTAACAAAGCATCCCCAAACGACTTTTTAAGTGTATCTACAGCACCACTTAACTGTTCAATTTTCCCTTTTGTTGTATTCATTTTTGTCTCAGCAACTTCTAAGGCTGTTACCTTCGACATTTCTGAATACATATTTTTAACACCATTCGCGCCTTCTTTATAAAGAATATTAGCCGCTCGAATAGCATCAGAGCCAAACAATGTATACATGTAAGATTGTCTTTGCTCGGCCGTTAACCCTTGCATTGCCATTTGAAGAATTTCAGCCATATCAGACATTTCTTTTAAGTTTCCGTTTGAATCAAAAAAGGCGTTTGTCATAATACCAGTTGAGAAGGTTAACTTCTGGAATGCTTTTTCTGCCTTTTCAGATCCAACTTTTACACCAGCTTGTTTAGCCGCGTATTCTGATAATGCTCCTGTTACATCTTTAAAGGAGGTTGAAGTCGGTTTAATCCCTTTTTCTCCAAGAAACTGCATTGCTTTTCCAGTATCAATCGTTATTAATCCTAACTCACTAAACATATCGTAAGCTTCATTAGATTTAGGAATTAAATTTGCTAACATTGTTTTCAATGAAGTACCTGCATCAGAACCTTTTACATTCGTTATATATGAGCTCTTTATCTCATATTCTCTGACTTTAATCAGAGGATCGGACTATATCATAACCCTCAGCTAACCTGTTAGGGTTGGACGCGCTCGTGGAGGTTTTAACGGTTCTCGTTTACTTCCTCTAGTCTCTACACCTTCTGAATATCCCTATCCAGCTTGGCTCGGTATTGTCATAGCTTTCGCCTTAGATTCTACCGAATTCACGTCCTTTACGCTGCGAATTTCTCCACAACGGGGCTATATGTTAACCCATTCTGTGCAAATAAAGCTAAAGCTGTTGTTGTATCTTTAAAACTAAGTCCCACACCAGCTGCAACTGCTGAAACCATTGATAAACCAAACTTCATTTCTCCAACACTAGTTGCTGAAGCGTTCGCTGCACCAGCTAATAAATCGGCTGCCTGAGCTACCGATAAGTTGTCATCCTTAAATGCGTTTAGGGCTGTCGAAGCAATTTCTGCTGCATCTCCCAATTCCAATTCCCCAGCTGTCGCTAAGTTTAGAGCGCCTTCTAATCCACCGTTAATAATGTCAGTAAGAGAAACACCAGCTTTTATTAATTCTTCAATCATGCTGTTACCCTATAGGCTCTTTATCCCATAGATCTTACAGTTTCCTGTAAGTTCGGACTATATCTTCATCTCGTATGAGATGCTCCGCACTCGTGGGGTTTTACCGTCCGTTCTGGACTCCATACCCTAGTCTCTGAACCTTTCACCTATCCCTAAGTGACTTGGCTGCTGATTAGCATAGTTATATAACCTTAGCCTTCCAGCAATTCACGGAGTTTCAACTACCTATCACTAGATAGCGAGGCATTTTAGAATACCTTCCCCTGCTTCCACAGAAGAATATTTTGTTTTTTCCCCCATCTGTACAGCAAGCTCGCCAATTTTTTGCATTTCATCGCCAGTTGCACCAGAAACTGCTTGAATATCAGCCATTTTTTGTTCAAAGTTCATCGATTCTTTTACAGCCATCGCAAGTCCAGCGCCGATAACTCCAGTCATGGCTGCAAAGGTAGTTCCAACTTGTCCGCCTACATCCTGCATTTTATTTCCTGTATCACGCATTCGTTCTCCGGCACGATGGAATCGATTCTGCTGTTCAGCTAGTTCACGGTTTGTTTCTCTTATTTCATTTTGAATCCGTTCTTGAGCCGTTTCAGCGCGATTCATTGCAATTGTATTATTATCGATTTGTGTATTTAATCGTTGTAAAGCTTGACCATTCGTGGTGTATTCAGATTGAAGTTGTTTCAATTCTTGTTTCAGTTGTTTTGCCTCTTGAGAGTTACGTCCAAAATTTTGTACAGCTTGATCATATTGTGTTTCAAGTCGTTCCATTGATGCTGCCAACGTCAAATTCGAAGCTTGTAATTGCTCTTGTTTTTGTCTTGCTTGCTCAATTTTTTGACGATAATGTTCTACTTTTTGACCTTGTAAGGTGAATTTTTCATTTAGATGCGTTAATTTATTTTGCAATTTCTCAACAGAATTGCCAAGTAACCTGGTCCGCTCACTTGTTAAATTAAACTCTGAATCTAATAAACGTAAACCACGATTGATTCCAGCGACACCATTTTCAAATCTTTGGGTATCTAAGGTGACTCTTGCACCAATCTCCCTATTTCCAGCCATTTACCTCACCTGCCTTTACAACCAAGCTGGCACTTGATCTGCTGTTCGCACGACTTGTTTATCTTCTTGTTTTTTCTTGTAGGCCATTGTTTTGAAAAAGAGAACTAAATCCATTTGATTAATATCTGCTTGCGATATTCCCGCGTCTTGAAGCATGCTATAAATACCAAGCATCATTTCTGTAGGTTTGAACGGTTCTGTCGGTTTCTCTGTTTCTTTTTTTTTGTTTGATTTGTCTTAGAATCTATCGCATTGATAATGGCAACGGCTTCAGCAATACGCCCCACGATTGCTAGACAGATAGAATAGATTGTAGAAGTTAAAAACCAAGCATGTACACCATCAAGAAAATCTTCCATTGTAAATCGATTTCCAAATACTTTAACAACAAATTGGGTTGCTTCTTTTAATGAATCGAACGGAACGGATTCGGCATTTAATTTTTCCGTCCATTCTGCTGCATTAAATGCATCAGTGGATGAAATATAATGAGGTAAAAAGAAGACTTTTTTACCAGAAGGTAAGTTTAAAATCAATTTAAATGTTTCTGTTTTTTGTGTTTCTTGCATCTTGTTATCCTCCTTCATAAATAAAAGGCACAGCGTTATGCTGTACCTTTCTCGTGTGGAATTCTACAAATTTAAGCGCCTGTTCCTCCCACTATTGGTGGCGATGGTACTGTTTTAAACCAATTTGCCGCAACCGCTGCATCGTACCCCACTTCTCCCTCATCTAAACGGTGTCGCCAGTTCCCGTCAGAACGTTGGATGGCTTTCCCCTTTATTTTCGCACTTTGGAATGTAGGTTTTTCTTCTGCCGTTTTATGCTCATCACTTGGAATTTCAAACTTCATTTTGTAATAGCATACGTATAAATTTTTGCCGTTATCATAAGGTAACCGATACAGTAATGCTACATAAGGAGCTACATCGTTTGTATTATCAACAACTTGACCTTTTACAATTTTTTTACCTAGTAACTCTGCATAAACAGCTAAAGATAATGTATCAACTTCTAATTCAATCTCAGTGCCACCGAAGGCGGAAGCCGTTGCACTTGGACCACCCTCCGCATAAAAAGTTACTGATTCCGCTTTAGGTGAAGCTTTACCACTAACTGTTTTCCCAATTCGTTTCGGTGTGCCGTAATTAAATTTACCATCTGGTGTTTCTGTTAAAGGCGCATAATGCAAGTCTCTAAAGTCGATTGTCATTGCCATATTTCATTTTCCTCCTCAATTCATGATTTCCGTTAAAAAGCGGAAGCCATATCTATAGATTTTCGTATCCATTTCATAATCTGGAAATGTGCTAATACGCTGAAAAGACAGCTTTTTCATAGCTGCCTGAACTGCACTCTTTAATTGTGTTTTGATTGGTGACATTGACCATATATCTACTTGATACATAACATTTGTGGTTTTTTCCTCATTCTCCGCATACACTCCGGGAGAACTATTTAACTCAGAAAATGTAATCCATATATCTGTTTTGTCATTTCCTTTTACAAATTGATATATGAACTCTCCACCCAATTCAGTTTTAATTATTGCATCTGCACGTAACACGTCAAATACTTCTTTATTAAAGTTTTTCATCGACTTGTAACCCTACTCATAAATTCTCGTTCCATTTCCCTCAAGACCTCTTTTTCACTTTGAATTAAAGTCTTTTCTACAAACCCTTTATGTGGTGGATTAGGATTCTTACTTGTGCCCCAGTTTTGGAACTTCATATAGAAGTGGGGAGACCGATCTGCCTTATCCCACCCGACTTCAATAGAGTAAGAACCACCTTTTTTAACTAATTTTCCTTCTTCTATGGCATGTTTGGCATGTTTTCCATCCCACCACGGTTGCTTTGGTGTTGGCTTATTTGGTTCAGGACCAACTGGAGAATTAAACGCTAACTTCTGTTTAAATACTCCTGTACCAGCTTTTAATGCTTCTTTTGTGATTTTAGGTACATCTTGACCTAAATTCTCTAATTCACGAATCCATTCTTCTATACCGAAAACCTCTAATTCTGCCAACTGGATTGCTCCTCACAGATTAAACACATATCTTTGTGTTTTTCATCAATATCAATCACTGATTTAATCTCAAACAGCTTCCCTCGATATTGCACACGCATATCAGAATGAACGCCTTTCCGATATGGAATCGTAAAGTTTATTAATTTAATAACAAATTCCGCATTCCCCTTAAAAACTTCAGAATTAAATCCTGATCCTACAGGGGTGTCGGCTTTAGCCCACGCTTTAGAAAAAACTTCCCAACCTGCTGGGATGGTATTTCCTTCCTCGTCTTTTCTTTCAGCTATTTTATATTCAATAAAAATTCTTTTATCTCTTTTCCCCGGATTCATGTAGTTTCCTCACTTAACTGAAGCTGTAACACCATACTTTTAATGGTATAACGTACTTTTTCATCCACTTGACCGGACAAATCACGATTATCATACCAATTCGTGACTAAAACCAAGGCGATTTTCTGTGCTTGCTTTCGATTTTCTTCAGTGGCATTGTAATGCTTGCCAACTGCTTTTTTTATATAAATCTCAGCATTATCAATTAAAAGTTCCAAGATATCGTCTTCTTCCGTATCCTCTTCCTCTAATCTCAGCCACTTTTTAGCTAATTTCATATCTAACAGCATATAACCCCTCCTAATAAGAGGGGAAAAGCCCCTCTACTCATTAAGCAAATGTAAGTTCTCCAACTACAACTGCCTTTTTATCAACTGGTTTTACATCTAAGCGTTCACGAACCTTCATACCTACTAAATCTTTGCCCCATAAGTCTAGTGCTTGTTCTGAGAATTCGATAAATAACGCTTCTCTATCAAATACAGTGATTGCTTCTTTTAAATCCCCGAAATACAATGGTACTTTCTTTGTTTTGCCATCCGTTTTAAGTGTTTTATTGCTTAGTACAACAATTGGATATTTACCAAACAATAATTTTTTCGTTGCTGCTGTTGGGTCTGGTTGCAAAATATATTTTCCATCTGCATCTTTTAACTTATCAAGATAATTAAAAGCATCTTGGTTCATAACAGCGATCGCCGTTGTTTCAAAAGCCGTATCTAATTTGACATTAAAAATGTCTTTCAAATCATCAACTTTACTCACAGGAGCTTTAGTTGTACCAAAGTTATCATTTAATGCTTTTAAAATAAGAGCATTACGAGTCGCTTTGGATTTTTTACCTGTCCATTTTCTAACGTAACCTTGGATATTTTCTGCTGTATCTGCAAGTAATTCCTTAGAAAACTTGAGGATTCCACCTTTTTTCTTCACACTATACTGAATATCTTCAAATTTTGGTGCTTCCATATTTGGAAAGTCTGCTGCTTCATCAATGTTGTCAAACGGAATATAATCCGCCTCTACTTCAATTACACGAGAGCCAGTTAATGTAGAAACAGGTTCTACGTTCACATAATTTTCAAGTGCATCTGGGCCACTACGTCGCAATTCTTTGATTGCTGTACGAATATCCTTCGGAACTGTTAAGCCACCATCAGATGGCACCCCTTCAGTCATTGTAGTTGCATTCAATACTTCTTTTTCATCATCAGAAAGCTTATGTTTTCCAACTGCTGCTTTCATTGCATTCACAAATGCATCAGAAGGTTTTACAGCATTAGCTTGAGGCTCTATGATAGGATCAGTTGGAATATTATTTTGTTCTTCTTCAAAAAGAGCTGAAGCAATATCAAATTCTTTTTGTAAATCCTTTATCTCATTTGTCAATTGCTCAGCTTCATCAAGTTTTTTTTGTGCCAATAACTCCCTTGCTGCGGCCTTTTTGTTCTGAATCTTATTTAACAATTCTCGTAATTCTTTTGGCATTTTGTTTCCTCCTTAGGTTTATAGGCAATAAAAAAAGAGTTAGATTAAATCTAGCTCCATCCTTAATTTATTTAATTTCTCTTGCTCATCATTTGACGGTGGTACTTCACGTTGTTTTGTAAAAGCCTGCGGTGTATTCTTATAATCTTTAAAGCACTCACTCACACAAGCAACAGCTGTATTTTCCTCAGCCACTTCAATATCAAAGTATTCACTTGCTTTAAGCCCGTTTAACCAAGTCTCATTTTGCACCATTTCTCTTATTACTTCGATGTCCACACCATCTTTTAAATTCTCTTTATATACATTGATAATCCCTTCCTCAATTGCATCTAAATCCTCAGCCATTTTCCTTAACTCTTTTGCGTTTCCATACGCTCCACTCCACGGCTTATGAATCATTAGATATGCATTAGAAGGTACAATCAATTTATCGCCAGCTAAAGCGATTATGGAAGCAATTGAGCCTGCTAATCCATCAACATGTACAGTCTTCATCCCTTGATGACGTTTAATCATGTTATAGATAGCCATTCCTGCAAAAACAGAACCACCACCACTATTAATATAGATATTTAAGTTTTTCCCCTTTACTTCATCAAGTACTTTCCTAACATTTTCGGGATACTGATCTTCATCATCCCAAGCACCCCACCAAGAAGAAACGATATCTCCATAAAAATAAAGGGATGCACTATCATCTGTTTGATTTTTAATCTTTAGCCAATCCACCATTCTCACCCCCTTTCCCCACTGTAGCAAGTGGAACATAGTTCCCATTACACATAAGGCTGTCTCCACCTTCTACATATGGTAAATCTATTTTTTCTCTGGCTTCATTCGGCTTGAGAATAGCATTATTTACACCTTTTGATAAAGCCTCCATTTGAGTAGCAAAATCGGCCCGAAGGATTGCGTTCACATTAAACTTAAAACAATGTCCAGATTGTAAATCGTCTTCTAAAAGTAACTTATAACTCAATTCCTCTTCATATTGTTTTAAATTATATAAAAGGGTATCTACATAGAATGAAAGCTGTTGCGCTTCTACATTCGCGTAGTTACCCTTGTCGTAATTATTAATTTGTGCGGGTTTAATTCCAAATGCCCCTGCAATCTGTAATGCTGTATACTTACTAATTTCTAGAAATTGAGCATCAGCCATATTCACATTTAATGGTGTGAGTTGAAACCCCAGTGGTAAAGGAACTATACGACCTGCATTCTTTAAACCACTGCTAAATTCTTCAACCCTTTCCGCCATCTTCTTGCCTATATCATGACTTAAATCGCCCGTATAACTTACAACGGCCTTTCCCATCAAACCATTTTGAAAGTAATTGCTTAAATATTGCGATCCACTTTGAATATTTTCAATTGATACTTTCAATATATCTTTTACTGCAAGACCTTTAATCCCATCAAGCGACATAGAAGTTTTGAAATGCATAATCTGGTCATGTCGAAAACGATATTGTTTACCTGATTTGTTATCTCCCCATATATACCACATAGCGTTTTCCTTTTGGAATATTCCTGCATTATCAACCCAAACCTGTACATGCTCACTTGGAAGAATCCACAAATCCTTTACTTGTCCTGATTCGGTATTTATATAAACATATGCATTGCCATAATGGTTTTTATTTACTTCAACAGTAGACCAAAAAGTACTAGAAGTCATATATGGATTTGGTCTTAGCTTTAATACATTGTATAGATGATGTTCTGCTGCTTTCTCAAGACCTTTATTCGTATCTTTATATAATTTAAGAGGTAATTTCCCTACACTTTCCGATAAAAGCCTTAAACAAGTAAAATAGGTAATTTCACTTAACTTATCCTTATTCACACTGCCTATATCAATTCCTAGCATCTTTAAAAAGTCATCTGAATCAAGTGAAACTGAATTCTTTACTTTCTTAGAAGTTAATTTATTCATCCATTTCCACACTTAAACACCTCCTTTACCAACCAAGTTTATTAAGATGCTCCTCAGTAACATATTGACTCAGATTTAATCCTACTTCGCCTTTCATGGCCATTTTGTACGCATCAATTACAGCATCAATTGGATCAATTCGTTTCTCTTTTAAATGCTTATCAATCTTGATCTCACCAAAACTATTAGATACTGTCTTTGCATTTGCTGCACTCCAGGTAAGTAATTTACTTTTACGATTATATTGAATGTTTTTCGCCTCAACTTCTAGTCTAAAATCGACTGTAGCATCATTTAAGTTTTTAGCTGATTGAACAATCATAATGCTGTTATAACCAAGTTCTTCAAGATCATTTAAAAAGGCATCTGCATTGTGCGGATCGTATGCTATTACATTTACAATTAACTCATACTCTTCTACGATCCGTTTTAAGTAAGCGATTATATATTTATAATCCGTTTTAATACCGCCTAATGTTTCTGTAACGGTTAAAAGACTGTCTCTAATCCATATATCATAAGGAGCATTATCAGTCTTTATATGCTCTGCTACACGATTTTTAGGGATAAAGCTATGTGAATGAATAAAGTAGTTCTTTACTTCTTCTCTTAAATAAGGGAAAACTGCCCCTAAACTCGTTAAATCACCACCACTTGATAAATCAAGTCCTATATAGCATTCTTTCCCTCTAAAATCCTCTAAATCTAATTCTGAAGCACAATGTTTCCAATGCTCCATATTCATATATTGGCTGTCTGTGAATTGAACCCAAATGTTGAGATGTTTTGTTAAGAAATTCCGAAGTTCTTCTCCACCTCTTCGTTTTGCCGTGCTTGCCATAGTTGCAAGCGTTGCAATTCCTTCTTCATCTCTTGCTACTAAAGGATTCGCCTTTATCCAATTATTTGAATCCCAAATATCATCATCTTTATCCAATTGAGCGATGTATACAAACTGCTTTTCATCTTCATATACGCCTTCAAGGAGACGACAACTATCTTCATACAACTCATAACATGGACTGTTTAAATCAAATCCTGCCGTTGTGATAACTGATATTAAACATTCTTTTAGTTTTGTTGTTCCACCCTCTAATAATTTGTACATTTGATTCGTAGGGTGTTTATGGTATTCATCTACAATACCAAGGTAAGAACGAAATCCATCAATACTTTCTGTATCTCTTCCTAAAGCACGAATAATTCCATTTGTTACAAGTGCTTCAATTGTATTCTTGTATTCTTTTACCTTGAAACACTCACTTAAATCTTCATCCGTATTAATAAATTTAATCATTTCTTTGAGAACTATATTCGCTTGATCTTGTTTCGTAGCTGTACAATATACTTGTGCATAGTTATAGCCATCAAAATTGCTATAGTATGTTCCTAATACACCATTCATCATAGATTTACCATTTTGTCTGCCAACCTGAACATAACTACTTCTAAATCTACGATAACCTGTTTCCTTATGGACCCATCCATGCAATGAACCAAAAATAAACGCTTGGAATGATGCTAAGATAAGTGGTTCTACTTCTTCTCCTTCACCTATCAATAAAGTTTCAGCATACTCAAGTAACCGATCTGCTTTTTCCTCATCAAAATAATAAACAAATGGCGCTAACTTACTTTTTTCTAAATCATCTAAATGCCTTTGGCAAGCCAATCTAACGTACTTCCCTGCAATTTCTCGACCCTCTATTACATCAAGAACATATTGTGTGACCCTATTCATATAACAGCCCTACATATACTTACTGAATTTATTTTTCGGCTTATCATCATTTTGTTTTGGCACTACCAATTTACATCTTGATGTTACTGTTAATCCTAGATCACTAGCGGCTGCCCGGCATTGTTTAAAAAATCTATCGTGATTTATAGAAACCTCTTTATAAGTATCATTTGAAATTACAGTTGGTTCCCCTTTTTCATTTTCAACGACTTCAATTGGAGACATGCTACTTAATACTTCGGATAATTTTATCCATTCTTTTCTTGATATTAAATAACGAGCCAAAGCGTCAACATCAAGATTCGCCATAATCTCAATCCTGATTAGTTCATCAGATATTTTTTTAAAATCTCTTCTTAAATCTTTTGGCAAATAAGAAGGCGCCCTGATTTTATCAATGGGCGCCTTGATTTCTTTCGATTTACGACTTTCAATTTCAGCTTTTGTTAAATGTTTTTTTCCCTTTAGTACAACTAAATCAACAGGCTCTCTCGGTCTGGCCATCCACCTTCCTCCTTTCGGAATTTTCATTTAGGGAGTTTTCGCGAAAAAAAAGACCACCCGGCGACTCGTCGCCCTCCTTAAAAAGTTTTTGATATCCCCCTACCCTATCAAGCTTCTTAACTTTTTCTGTATATTGAATTTCTCTATCTTAATGTCATATAGCTTATGAACTTTCTGGTGACATTTTTCACATAACGAAATCAAATTACTTCTTACTAAAGCTAACCTATCATTCTCTTCTAAGGGAATAATATGATGTACTGTGTTCATTGGTTTAACCTTGCTGTCATTCCAACACAACTGACACAATCCATTATCTCTATCTTTTATCCTTGCTCTTGTCACACGCCACGCCTTTGAGTTATAGAACTTCTGATTGTCTACATCCGTTCGCTTAGCTTTATACTCTCTGTGCCTTTGCTTCCTTCTCTCTTCGGCAATCACAGCACAGACTTCACACATGCCTTGCTCCATCGGTACAGTCTTACCGCATCTACATATCTTAAGTAACATATTCTTTTACCTTATCAATCAAACCATTATAAGTAAGTTCTTTGTATTCATCGAAGCTTATAGTTAATACACCCGATAACACATTGTTTCTTTTAGTCAACGTATAATGGACAGACACCATACTCGGATTAAAATCATTAAGCTGATAGCCATCACAGTATGTTGTAATATATTCGAATGCTATGTTATCAATGTTTATATTCATAATTATTCACCTTCACTATCACTATACAAATCCTCTACATTCATAGGCTTTAATAACATCGGCTTGCCATATGTACCATCATCTTTACGTACAGCAATATATATTTCTTTTACATCATGTTTATTTGGCATCTTCGTCCAACTCCTTCTTAATCATCTATCTAGCATTTGTAGGATTTTGAAACTTCTTGTCGAATTAATAAGTTAATAGGAGGTGAAAACAATTGAAGCTAATTAACTTATCTGAAAAGCTACTAAGACACATGGTAACTGTACATAAAAAACAAGGTGTTGATATCTTTACTTTTGAACAACTAAAAGTACTTCATCCAAACGAAACAGATGACTTCATCAGTAAAGCAATATACACTTTAAAGAATGACGGGTTTGTCACTGTATTCATTGCTGAAGGACGGCCACAAAGGATTGTATTACTACCGAATGGAATTATTAATTGCGAAGAAAATACATTACTTAAAAGAGGATACAAGACCCTAAAAGAAATTAAGTCCTGGATTTCTTAATCAACTACAATCCAGTCCGTGGCAATTAAATCTTCTGCGAAGGGATTCCACGCCCTTCGCGGTTCTATAGCACTTGGATGTAACTCATCTAAAGGATACAACTTACACATATCATAGGAATCTGTTGGTCTAATTTTAATCATAGAACTTCTCCACGATTCCCTCATAATGTACCTCCTGTTATTAATCGCACGTTGAGTAGCCTCTTGAATATTCACTTTCATCCTCCCTTAAAATAAAACAGTTGACCAATCATAACAAAAGCATCCCCTAAGGAATGCTTTTGTTTAAATTCATTATTCACTTGAAGACAAACTGTTTCCGCAGCTCTCTTCAATCGACCAAAACTTTATAAATTTTGTGGCAGAAAAATACTTCCACCATATATTCGACTCTTTATTTTTTTAGGAGAGATTTGTATTTTTCTTTTTTTGGAGTTGATTAATAAACTTCTAATAAAATTGTCCCATCACACTTTATGATTATGTTTCCTACAGTGTAAGTATCATTGTCTATTTGAAATACAGTACCGACAGATATCGTTCCAGACTCCTGGCAGATACTCTTAACTGAATACTCTCCTAAAAATAAAAAACCTCTATAAATCTTAACATTCATATTATCACCACCTTTTGAAAGGAAGATAACATGGCTGAATCAAGATAATAATTGAGTGAAAAATTATCACTTTTTTACTCTTATTTTCAAAAGAAAACAATACAACCAAAACAGTAATGAATCTACATCTAATCATATAATTCTAACTTTATTATATGGTGTAGAACACAAGATCATTACTGAGTCTAATCTAGATGATATACTCTTTTCTACGGTACTTGAAGTTTTATTCTTCTTCCAATCACCTAATGTTGTTACAACAATCCGCTTGTACATTATTAAATAACTGGAAGAAGAGCAAAAGCTCTCCTTAATAACGGTATCATTCAATCATTACCATCTGCTGGTTTCGGATTTTATGTGCCGTCATTATGAAACCGTTTAGATAGACATACAGATTATAAAGGAATCTTTATGAGTCGTGTTTTCCGCCACTTCTCACAATACAAATATAACACGATAATTCCAAAACAGCCGGCACATTTACTGCCAAAAAGCGGTCACGACTCTGCCATTAATATATCAATCTCTAAAAAAAAGAGTCTTTAAACAAAATTGTTTAAAAACTCCCTCTCATCTATATGTAATAATCCTTTTACAGTTTGAATTTTAAAAAACATATCTGTATATTTTGCAGCTTCTCGTTTCCAAATCCTAAAATCGTATTTTTCATAAAAGCTTATTGAACTTGTTAGCGCTTGAACTGTAATTAATGTACATCCAGTAATTAACGATAACTTATAACAGTGTTCTAATACTGAAATTAAGATTTCTTCCCCATATCCTAGTTTCCTGTATCTACTGTCTACCCCAAAATAATGCAAGCGAATAGCCGGAAAATATCTTATACCTTTCGGAGGCTTTATATCTTCTTTCTCTTGTTTATCTTTACCTATACAAACATGATCATTAAAGACAGAAAAATACCCGATTAGATTATGATTGTTATCAAAAAATAATCGGGTTTTAGCCATATTTGCATTTTGATACATCATAGCATCTTCTTTTAAAAATTCTGCAACATCAGGTTCATCTTTACATGTAAAATTTTCAATAGCCTGTGCATGTTCTTCTTGTAATGTTTCTATCGTTAATAAATTGCCCATTTATTAACCTCTGTTTTTTCTCTGCATATAAGCTGCAAACTTATTTCTTACATTTTCAGTAGCTTCTGTTTTTTCGTTCTTTCCTGTAGCCCAGTTCATAAATTTTTGTACTTGAGCTTGTGTATCGAAATTAATATTCATTGGTTGGATTGGTTTAGTATCTACTTTCATATCTTTCTCCCCCTCTTTATCAGTCATGTTCACACCACCTTATAAATAAGATTAGCCTACACATTCCTCTTTTGTGTATCTAGGTGTTACTTATCATGACCAATATGTAAGTTTATTATAAGGTATTACTCTATCAAGTTCAATGACTTACCCATATCTTATATTGTGTGTAACTGACCCTATCGCGAAATCCCTTGCTATCATTGAATTCATAATACTTTCTCTTTTGAGTTACACAATACAAAAATTATGAGTAACTGTATAAATTGAAAAAGAAAAAACAATGATTAGATTTTAAACCTAGTCATTGCTTTATCCATTGCATCTTGATTTACACCTATATAACGAAGCGTTACCTTTTCAGATGAGTGATTGAATATCTCCATAAGTAATGCTATGTTCTTCGTTTGCATGTACATATGATATCCATAGGTCTTTCTTAATGTATGTGTTCCTATCTCATCTAAGCCAAACTCTGCTGCAGCTCCACTTAGTATCTTATATGCCATACTTCGCCCGATAGGACGATTCTTTCCCTGTCTACTTTGTAACAAATACTCATGGTCTTCTCTTTCTTCAGTAAACCATTTAAGTTCTCTTTTCAATGCTGCAGTAATTTGAATACGTTTTTGTTTACCTGTTTTCTTTTCGCGCATAGATATATGACTTCCTTTTACATCAACTACCTTCAACTTGAGAATGTCACTAATTCTTAATCCTGTATTAATTCCCATAATAAACAAAATGTAATTACGCTCACTTTTTTCCTTGAAGTAATCCTTTAGATACTGTATTTTCTCTGGATCACGTATTGGTTGAACAAAATTCATTATCCATTACCTCCAGCTTCTTCTTTCTCATAAACTTCTAATCTAAGTGCAAAAGCCAGCTTGTAAAACGCTCTAGCTTTAACACGTCGATAAGTACGTTCGCTCATTCCGATTTCGTTATAAACCATGTAATCACATACATCTTCATCTTCTAAATAACGCTTAATGATGATGTTTCTTTGATCCTTTCCAGCGCGTCCATTACCCAAACGGCTTAGAAATTGGTCAATACGAAATGATATGTTCTCAATCCACTCTTCTCGTTCACTTTGTTGTATATTCGCCATAGCAACATCTTCTAATGGCTTTCCAACATCATATGTAGGTCCATGATATCTAACTTCATAAGAAGGAGTGACTTTCATTTCTTTACGAATCATTCCAAACTGTCTATATATCCGTACACTTTCGAGAACACCTTCTAATTTCTCTTGTGTTGCTGCTCTATCGATTTTTGGTAAGAAAGATAATTGTTTAGTCATGTAAGACCACTCCTTTTATTTATTAATTACTTTTGTCTTAAAGCTCCACGTCTACGCTCATAACGTGGTCCACGAATCCCCATTAAACCTTCAATGTCACGTGTGCTTAGAGTCTCTTTTCGTTTTTTCTTATTTTTCTTTTTCGATTGGTTCGATTGCTTTTTCCATTCACGTAATTGATCTTTTAGTACCTTCATTCCCCACATCCCCTTTCAAAAATAAAGAGGACACCATTTCTTAAAACAGCTTTATTACTGCTTTAATGAATTGGTGTCCTCTAGTTTTCTAGCCGGACTATATTCAGTTTCCTTTCATTTTAAAATACCAGCCTGTACAAAAATATTTCTCCGAGCATTTTCGACCTTGTATTTATCAACAGTTATTGCACGTCGAGTAATAGCTTTTCTTCTTTTTCTTTTCTGTAAATTAGCCATTTCTCTTACCCTCTATTTCTATTCAAAGGATTATTTTATACAAAATTTAAAGTTGCAATAGAAATACCAAACCAAGAATCCCGGTGTTCTTTCAACATATAATAACCCAGCATCAAGCCATAACGATTTTTTCTAGATCAAGCTTAATTTCCATCGTTGCTTTCCTTCTCTCCACCAAATGGTCCAATATCGTATCCAGTCACTCCTAAATAATTCTTACGACTCTTTTCCCAACAATTTCGGCACATTTTCGCGTTAGGAATATACTCAAATAAATGCGGATCACTTAGTTTCTTACTACCTTCACCACACCAATCACATTTGTCGCCATTCTTATATTCATTTTGTATAGCTTCAATTTGTTCTTGACTTAGTTCTACTGTTCCTAAAATTTTAGCTGGATCAATATCACATGTATCATAAACATTTGGTAAACCATCATATCCATATGTAGTCATGTCATCATTTTTGTTATTTCCCATATCAATCAACAACTTATTATCAATCATTTTCAGTTCATATTTCTTCATTTTTTCTTCCTTTCTCGAATAAATCTCGATATTTTGCAGATACTACAGATAGGCTGTAATAGCCCAAATTCATGTTACAACTTCTTTTTCAATCCCTTTTGGGGACGAGCAGTTAGCTTTTTGCTAGCTGCTCTTTTTAATTCATGTAATTCCTTCTCAAGCCTCTCAATATGTTCATCTCTTACTTGAACATCATCCTGCAAAAACTCAATTTCTTCTTTAAGTTTCATCCGTTCGTTAAACAATTGGCGGCACTCATATATGGATGATTCACGTCCTGCTCTAAGAAGTTTAATCTTTTTATTCTTCAATTCAATCTGCTTTACAGCATGATCAAAATCATCTTTTAATAATTGATACTTTGTAGAGCCTTTCATATCCATTCCCCTTTTCTATTCAAATGTTCATAACACATTTTAATCGTTTATTTGCACAATCAGTTATCTTACCACATCTATTAGTAAAGAGTTAATGTAATGGAGGTACATTTATGTCAAAAGAAAATTCATTAAATTCATATGAAGTCTTACATGGATCTGCATTAGATCCAGCTTTAATTGGCCCTACGTTCCCTCCTATTCCCCCGTTCACTTTTCCGGCTGGGCCAACCGGCGACACTGGACCGACTGGGCCGACTGGACCAACCGGCGACACTGGACCGACTGGGCCGACTGGATC